TTCAGTTGGTGTTAATACTTTCTCTGTTAATGTTAGAGTTGAAGTAGTTGAATCAAAATCACAATCAGCAGAACGTACAATATCAGCGAAAGCTCCCACTTTCATTGCTGCTTTAAACTTTACGTTTGGCAAGATTGATACAGCTCCAGCATCTAATGTTGAAGCAGATAAAAGGGCAGCACCTAGATACTTCCCAGCAAATTCTCCAGCATATGAAGAACCAGTAATTGTTGGATTTGGCATTTTATTTTAGTTTTAGTTGTTTATAATTTTACTCATTACTCTGTCAAGTGTGCTCATTTTTCTTTTTGATGCAAACTTGAAATTTGTTTTGTTTTCTTTAGCCTCTGGATTTGCTTTGATTGGCTCGGCTGCTGGCATTCCAAGTTCAGCTTCTTGATTCTCAATGGATTCACTCAACTCAACTTTTTCATGTTTTGCAAGCTCCTCTGTCATTAGATTTCCAAGCTCATCAGCACTCATCTCTTCTTTTGGCTCTAGCATCGCTTTGATTTCTTCAATCATTTCTTTTACTTCTGCTAGTTCTTCTTTTGTAGCGTATCCCATTTCTTCCTTTTCTTCTTCCAGGACTACATCTTCTTCTGCTTCAACTTCTTCTTCTGGAGCTTCTTCTCCAGCTTCTTTGATTTCAGCAATAAGACCTTCTTCTGCTACTACAAGTATTTTACCATCTTCAAGTTCATACTCGCCGATTGGCACTGCCACCTTCTCATCTTCGGTAACAATAAATACTTCTTTGCCAGCTTCAAAAGCTTCTGCTTCCAAAACAGCACCGTTTTCTAAAGTCTGTTGTTCCAACTTGACCTCTTCGGACAAATTAAGAACGTCTTTGATTTTCTCGATCATATCGTTCGTGTTCATATTAATATATAAGGGTTAAAAATTAATTTTGCATTTTTAATTAGCATTTTCACAATCTGTGCAATTATTGTAGGCAATAGATGCTGTATTTATATGTATTCCTTCTGCGTGATGTTCTGCTGTTACTGTATAACAAGCATTATGATTGTTCTCTAATGTTAAGTAATATGTCTTACCTACAACAAGTTCTGTATCATGCATGTGAACGTGATGTGTATGTCCATTAGAACATCTCTCAATTATATAACCATACCATACTCCACTTAATACTTCTCCGCTTGTTCTTCCAATTCCTTGAGCTCTCAAGCTTCCATCACAACATTTAATTGAGTAAGTATTATCTTCGCAAAGACAAGCTCTTCTCTTTCCTCTTGGAGATATTTTACTTGGAGTTATAAATCTTTTTAATCTTCTCATTTGATTGGCACACAATTAGGAACAAGCTTTCCGTTCTTCATTTTCATTCCATACTGTTCATATCCATCTTGACAAGGAGCTTTCAAGTCAATTAAATCTAACTCTTTTAATTTACTCAATGCCCATCGCTTACCAGCTTTACCACCCCATAGCAAGTATGATATTGTTCCACATGCTTTAGAATCTCCTTCATCATAATACTCTTCAGCTCTTGATAGGTATGAATACATACGCTTAATTGTTTCAACGCTTATGGCTTTACCTTGAGCTAGCTGTTGTGCTCTTACCTTGCCTACTTGCGTTGCACATTTGTTGTTTACTTTCTCATTAAGCTCTAAACCTCGCTTTGCATTATTCTTTACTCCACTTGGGTAATCTGCATAACTTTCAAGAATCATCTTTTTTCCAGATGCTGTTCTTTTATCGTTTTTGATAATAGCTTTTACTTGACTTAATAAATACTCTGCTTCTTCTTGATCTATTTCTTTCAAAAGATGATCACTGCTAAAATCCGCAAGAGTTTTATCCTTTGGTCTTTCCATTTTATCAGCAAAGTATCCTTCAATGCTAAACCCTTTGACTTTTCCAGTTTTCACAAACTCGTTCCAAATCTCATCATTGTTTACTTTTACGCTTCCTACCCAAGTTCCTAAAGGCAAGTCCATTCCATACTTTACTGACTTGTCATGAACTTTGTCCTCAACAATCCAGGATTCAACTAAAGAAAGTCCATTTATTTCATACTGATGCTCAAGAGTTGAATTGTTTTGTTTCCCTTGCATGAGATACATCTGCGAAGCTTTCAATACAGTATCCTTTGAGAAGTATATATAATATTCATCTTCTCCATTTCTTCTGTATATTGGCTTGTTAGGTATTAATAAAGCACCCATTAACAGTCGCTTTTCTTTGTCTACCTCTGCAAGTTTAAATTCTTGTGATTTTAATGCGATGAAGTCCTCTTCAATTGCTGGGTTTTCCACAACGCTTATTGCTTCAATACCGATCTCTTGATCTTCATCCAGGATAAGTTCTACAATTCTCATATCTATATATACATTTTTTAATTATTTTTTGCATTTAGCTCCCAATCGTTGCACCTTCTACAATGTTGTTTTCTAAACTCTGTGCTGTTGTTACATCATTAGCTACTACATACGCTTGTATTGGTTGTTGAGTTTGACTTCCTACTGCTTCTGCTAACTGGCTTGTTTCTGTTGCACCTACTATATTGAATGATGGTGGTTGAGGAGAAGCAACGCTACCACCACCTCCAGCACTACCCCCACCTAAAGTACCAGCCACACCATTAGCAGCACCAGTTGCAGATTTTATTGCTGATATTATACCAGCCGCTTGTGCAGCATAACCAATCAACATAGGAATGTTTTGAGGAAAACCTATTTTAGCAGTTTGAGCTGTACCTTCAGCAGTTGCTACTGTGCTTTTAGCTACTGCAAGTTTACTGAATGTTATAGTTTTTTTAGCTTCCATAATCATTTCCTTCAAAGCTAACCCTTGCTTAATTATCAAAAGTGCTTTACCTAAACCAGTTTCTGCTCCAGCTAAACTTATGGCATCATTAAGAGCTTTTTGTTTTGCCGCTGTTTTTTTTTGTTCTAACTCTACCTCGGCATCTGTTATAGCTCTCTTTTCTTCAAAAATTTTCTGTTTAGCTTCTAAATCTTGTTGGTCAAATTGATTGTTAAGCTCCAAAAGTTGTTCATCATAAACCTTTTTAGCTTCTAATAATAAAATATTCTTTTCTGTTTCATCTGAAACTTGTTTATCAATTATTTCTTTCTGATCAAGATATTGCTGTTTAAGTTCCTCTCTCTGGATGTCTCTTTCACTTTTACCTATTAAAGCAAGCTCTTGTTGAATTTCTTTTTGTTCTTTTAATAAAGAATTTACATTGACTTGTTGCTCACTTCTAAATCCAGTAATTTGTGCTTCAATTGCTGCCTGTTCATTTAAAGCTTCTATGTAAGCTTTTTGAAGTTCTATATTGTCTTTGTTTTTTGATAATTCAGATGCTGCAGATGCAAGTTGAATCTCTGCATTTTTTAGCATGACTTTTTCTTGTTCATCTAATATAAGAGCAAGCTCATCATTTGCTTTTATTCGATCTTCAATACTTTTACTCTCATCATCTCTTATCTGTCTTAAACTTTCAGCTTGTCTGTCATACTTTTCAATTAACCCTTGATTTTTTACTGCTGCCAATTCTGCTGCTTTAGCAAGCTCCACATTTTCTTTAGCTGCTTTTACAGTTTCTGTTGCGTAATTTTTTATTGTTTCAACAGTGCTTTCAAAACTGTCATCAACTCCAGTAACCACATCAACAGTTTGTTTTCCAGCTTCTTTAATTGTTTCAAAAGCTGCGCTAAATTGACCAGTTACGAATTGACCTAAAGCTTTGCCAGCTAAACCTAGAACTTCAATAAACTCTTGAAATCTAACAACAATTCCTTCATAAATTCTTTTCCCCAAGTCTTTAATCGCTTCGGCTGGATTTTCAAATATAGCTTTAAAAGTATCTACAATTCCTCCTTCACTTTCAAATAAAAAACCAACAAAATCATTGAATGCAATACTTACAACTTCAAAAGCAGTATTGAAAACATCTAAAACTTTTTGATTTTGACTAAATACATCTTTTAATTTTAAAAATGCAGCAACAACAAGCCCAATTCCAGCCGCTTTCATTGCTGTTCCAAGACCTTTAAAACCTTTTGATAAACCTGCAATACCTTTTGAAGATTTTTTAGCATTCTTTTCAACTCCATCTAAAGCTTTTGATGAACTCTCTTGAGTTTCTTCTACTTCTTTATTTACTTCTTTTAAGGAATCTATAAGTTTGTCTAATCCTCCAGCCGCTTTTACAGCATCAACATCAATTACTATTTTCTTTTCTATTGCCATCTTATTTCTTGTTTAAGTGCTTTATAACCCTCTTTTAAAGTTGTTGGAAGCTTATGCTTTCCCTTTGCTATACGGATATTTTCTGTTTCTCCGTTTACATGCTTCAAGCTGTCTAAAATTAGTTTTATCATGATTCTAATATTATTGTATCTCCTACCTCTGTTATTAATGTATCTCCATCCTCTGCAAGTGCAACTGGTAGTGGGTCTGTTGTTACTACTATACTCGTGTCAAGTGAGTAAACATCGTTTCCACTTATATTGTATTTTGCTCTTACTCCTATATTGTATGTTGTGTTAGGCTCTAAAGGTGTTACTTTTACACTTGTGCCAACAGTTGTTCCAAATACACCACCATTTAAAATAATATCATAACCAACAACACCAGTAACCGCAGTCCAAGTTATGTTAATAGCAGTTGAAGATTTAGATGGAGATGTAACTTGTGCTACTCTTTCTAAAGAAGCAGTTTGATTATTTTCTAATTCTGTAACAGATTCTGTAGATGAATAAAGTTCTAGCTTACTTTTGTTGGTTAGTAAATTAGTCTTTATAGAATTAATCCTATATACCTTATTGGCTACTATAAATCTATCGTTTAAGTTGTAGTTTAGTATTATATGTAAAGGCAAATAAGCATCTACAGTTAATATCCTACCTTGTCTATCAAAAACCCCTATAATATAATCTGCATAGTATTTAGCGAATAGGTTAGTCCCTTTAGGCTCTAGAAAAAACTCATCTGCCTCTACACCAAAGTTTAATGATGATGAGCCACTTAATACAACACCATTACTACCTACATATATTTGAGATGGTCTATTGTAATTAGTTATAGTAGTTGTTGTGCTTGTAGAAGTATCCTCAAACTCAAAGTCATTTGTAGTAGCTT